AGATCACTTACAAGACCAAAGATGGTACACTGAAGGAGCAACGTTTTGATGACTTCAACCAGTTTGCCGATACAATTGAAGAGATTGCAAATGAGTATTATGTTGGTATGCAACCAGATATTCAAGTACAAACAATTAATCAGAACATGGTAACAACAGAAAGGGTGACAAATGGAAGAACAGATACTCCAAGCATTGAATTCCTTGGATAAACGGTTAGAAGCGGTTGAGGAAAAACTTTCTCAACTACCAGTGCCTTTTAAAATTATGTACAAACCTGCATATAGAGAAAAGCACGTTGATTTAGTTGAATATCTAGATCAAATCAACAAAAGATTAGAACAAATCGAAAATGGCAGTGTATGCTGCGATATTTAAGAGATGCCATTACTAGTAGGTCCTTCAACACCAGATAGTCCATCAATTAATGGACCATGTTTATTTCCAGCAAAGCCAGTGACTGCACCATTTCAGTCACCGAATATATTTGTCGGTAAAAAACCATTAGAATTTATGCATAGTGGTTTACCACCAGATAGTATTGAAGGTACTGCAAATAATCCATTAATTCCCTGTGTGCCCCCTCTGACGCCCGCTCTAAGGAAGGTAATTACATCGGTAAACACATCCGTCTTCTTTAACAAAGTGCTGCCAGCGGTCCAGGGAGACGCCACTGAGCTAACATCTGTACCAGGCACGAAGCGAATATTCGTTGCTCCGTTTCAGCATCCCAATTTGTTCATTGCGAACACGAGGGTTGCCAAGAAGTCGTGAGTGTGCTACAATATGGGGGTAGTTAACCAATAGGTTTTTTATGGCAAAGCGTCCTTCACTGACTGGCAATCGAATCGAGTCCAAACCCAAGAAATCCCGTCAGGGAGCTGGGGCACACACGAAATATGCTGCCAGTAGCCGTAATGGTGCTCGGAAAAAGTATCGTGGTCAAGGTCGATAATAGATTGAGCGGCGAAAGCCGCTTTTTTTATTGGTTATTTTGTGGGGTAGTAAATAGTAGTAGAAGGGATAGCAACCCCTTTAAAAGTTCTGTTCAACCTTTATGGAGAAAACAGATGGCTGTATCACCAGTAGATAAGAGTAACGGCTTTATTGAATCAGGTATGACTCTGATTTCAGACGTTGCATCGGAAAAGTACCTAAGACAGGTAAAAAAATATTCGGTTCCCGATAATCGTTTATCTCGACCATGTGGCGGGGCAGGCGGTTTCGATGATTATGTGGAAAGGTTTGAGGAGTAAATATAAATAAAGATAAAACCTAAAATGCCTCAATTCCAGACTTTTAAAGATCTGAGTAACACATTTAAATTACATCCAGTGACAGGAGATTTGATTGTTAAAAAAGATGCCGAAGCCATCAAACAAGCAATCATTAATCTCCTGTCTACTGTGAAGGGCGAAAGATTTTTTAATTTTTCACTAGGATCTGAATTAAGAAATTTATTATTTGAACCATTAGATGATGCAACCGCATCTTCTATACAACGAGAAGTTATTACTGTTATTCAAAATTATGAACCTAGAGTTAGATTATTAGAGATTACTGTTGATAGTAACTACGAATATAATGGATTTGATGTTGGAATACAGTATGAAATTGTTGGCAGAGAAGATAGACCAGCAGAATTAAGCTTTTTCTTAGAGAGTAACCGATAATGTCGTATAATCAGGTAGCGAACCTAGACTTCCAACAAATTAAGACAGCACTTAAAGAATTTTTAAGAGCACAGTCAGATTTTACTGATTATGATTTCGAAGGTTCGTCATTAAGTATTCTCATTGATTTACTGGCATATAATACGTATTATACAGCCTTTAACACCAATATGGTGGCTAATGAGCTATTCTTATCTTCAGCCACTTTGAGGGACAATGTGGTGGCTCTGGCAAAGCAATTAGGCTATAGACCTCGCTCTGCTTCTGCGCCATCAGCATCGATTAATTTTGACGTAACATTTACTGGATCTTCCCCAGATACCATTTTTCTTAGAAAAGGAACAGGTTTTAACACAATTTTTGATGAGAGTCTATATCAGTATGTTGTGATAGAAGACCAAGAAGCAAATGTAGTGAATAATATTGCTTCTTTTAGAGATGTTCAAATTTATGAGGGAAGTTTAGTAACTAATAAGTACATTGTCAATACATCACTAAAATCGCAACGTTTTATTATTGAGAACCCTGGCGCTGATATTTCTACAGTACGAGTAAGAGTATTTGAAAGTAATTACAGTTCATACTTTGATCATTATGAATTTGCAGAAAATATTCTAAATGTTGAAGGTAATTCCAAAGTATTTTACATTGAAGAGATTGATGATGAGCGTTATGAGATTTTCTTTGGTGATGGTGTATTTGGTAGAAGCTTAGAAAATGGTGAAGTTATTGAAGTATCGTATCTAGTAACAAATGGACCTGCTACAAATGGTGCTAGATCATTCACATTTTCTGGTGTATTAGAGGATTTATCAAATAATAGCAACTATCCAGTATCAATTAATATTTTAACTGGTTCAACTGTTCCAGCTAATGGTGGCGAAACTATTGAAGCGATCACTGATATCAAATTCAAAGCACCTAGATTCTTTGGAACTCAGAATCGTGCAGTAACTGCTGCTGATTATGCTTCTATTATTGTTGGAAGGAATATCTATCCTGCTGTCTCCGATATCATTTCATATGGCGGCGAAGAGGAAGATCCCCCACAGTATGGTGTAGTTAAAGTTGTTATTAAGCCAAAAGACTCACCATTCCTTTCATCATTCACAAAAAATGAGATTGTTCGCAAGTTACGTCCATTTATGGTTGGATGTACTCATGCGATGATTGTTGATCCATCAATTCTTTATATTGAGTTAGATTCTACCATCTATTATGATAGATCTAGGACTACACAAAGACCAGAAGAAATTCGCACTAAAGTAATTTCTGCCATAGAAAGGTATACTAACCTTTCTGATACCGAAAAATTTAATGGTAAATTTAGATATAGTAAGTTTATCTGTGTTATTGACGAAGCAGACAAAGCTATTAATTCAAATCAAACTTTAATTAAAATGCGTAAAGATTTTTACGCTCAGTTGAATTTAGAATCATATTATGAGGTTTGTTATCAAAATGCATTTGACAGAGATTGCCTTGGACCCACAATAGAATCTACAGGGTTTACTGTAGTCGAATATCCCAATGATACTGTGTATTTGACAGATAACGCTGGCAAAATTGTCCTATATAAATTAGATCCTTTAAGTGGCGATAGAATTGTATTAAATGATGATATTGGAACCGTTGATTATGTTAAAGGTGAAGTTAGAATTCCTAGATTGACTATTATTAGAACTACTTTTGATGATAACCGTATTGAATTAAGAGTAAAACCTTTATCTAATGATGTAGTTGCTCTTCGTAATGTATTTTTGGACGTTGATATTGCAAAGAGTAAATTTACTGCTAGACCCGAGTAATTAAATGGCTGCTAAGACGAAAAGATTTTCAACTTTAATTGAAACTCAGCTACCTAGTTTCATATCGGATGAGTATGAAAATTTTTCAAAATTCATCGAAAAATATTACGAACAGCTAGAATCTCCAGGTCAACCATTAGATATTATTAATAATATCACATCTTATGCTGATATTAATTATTATGAGAAGAATCTTCTAAAAGAATCAACTGTATTAACAGAAAACCTCACAGAGGATGATACTAGTATTTCTGTAGAAGATGCTTCATCATTCCCGAAAGAGAACGGTTATATTGGCATTAATGACGAAATCTGTTTTTATAAGACAAGAACAGATACAGAATTTTTAGAAGTATCTAGAGGTGTAAGTGGTAATACTAGATTAGGTGATTTATATGATTCAACCGAGTTTGTAACCACAAATGCTGCCGAGCATACGATTGGTGCTAGTGTTGCTAACATTAGTAACCTATTTTTGTATGCATTAGTAAAGAATTTTGAATCTCAGTATCTTGCTGCTTTCCCCGAAAAGTACTTAAAGAAAGCTATTGATAAAAGAACTCTCATTAAAAACATTAAAAGTTTTTATGAGGCAAAAGGAACTGAAAGTTCTATTCAATTCGTTTTCAATGCAGTAATCCCAGAAAATGAAGGTAATGTACCAACTACATATAATCCTACTGATTACACTTTAAAACCATCGACTTCTAATTGGATAACCAAATATTCTCTGAAAGTTAGTGTACTATCTGGAGATATTGAAAGTTTAATTGGCAAGAGAATTAATCAAAATCAACCAAAGTATGCATCAGCTATTGTAGATAATGTCATTTTTGTTGGTGAAATACTAGGTGAAAGCATTTATGAACTGGTTCTTGCTCCAGAAACAGTAAATTCAACATTTGATGTAGTTGCAAAGACAAAATTAGCTAAATCTTTATCCTCCAGTGCTTCTGTTGGCGATAGAATTGATGTAATTTCTGCATTTGGTTGGGGCAATAAAGGACAATTATTAATTGGCAACGAGAAATTTACATTCGATGACAAAAATGTAAATCAATTTGTTATTGAATCTAGATCAGGATCAACATCATATTCAGCTGGAACTGATGTATATGAATATAATACTATCCAAAGTGATGGTGTATCATTCATTGTTTTAGGTATTTTATATAATTTAAATGTAAGCTCACCTGCTCCATATTCATTAAAGAATGATAAGGTCGAGATTTCAAAGCCAGGATTTATTACAACAGATCCAAAAATCTTTGATGCTTCAAATAATCAAATTAGATGGAAGCTTAATACTTTAAGAACTGCTCCTCTAGTTTTAAATAATCCAACTTTACAAAGCAAAATATCAAACTTAGTTTCTGATGTTTCTGCAATTTATGAAGACGATCAGTACTATTATATCTGTTCATCTGGCTATCCTTCACATTCTATTTTAAATGCATTTGTCACTGATAATATTGGTGATCAAAAAGGACTAAAATTAATTAGAAAAAATCCAACAACAGTTACAGAAGTATATCCTACAACTAGAAGAGATGTTGGTATTTTTGTTGATGGTACAATAGCAGTTAGCTATAAAGATTTTGATTCTGTAAATTTTGGTAAAATCACAAAAATTAATGTAACTAATAGAGGTTCTGGTTACAAAACTGCTCCTTATGTACTTGTCAATAATGAGCAAGACAAAGCAGAAGCAGTAATGCTTGGAGAAGTTGTAGAATCTATTAAAATTAATACAAGTGATATTTACCAAACTCCACCAGAAATTACAGTGACATCTGGCAGAAATGCCCAGGTTTCTGCAATTGTTACAGAAGGAAGAGTTACTAGTTTAGTAATTGATAATGCAGGAGAATATTACTCCTCGGCACCCACAATTATAATCAGTGATAGAGCTGGTAGAGGAAGATTTGCCGAGTACAAGGCAATCGTTTCTTTTGATGGTAAAATTATTGATTTTGAAAAAATTGACGAAGGTAAGTTTTATACTCAAGGAAATATCAACGTAGAAGTAGTCCCAGCTGGTCGTGGTGCTACCGCAACTTCGGAAATATATGAGTGGGTCAAAAATAGATTTGCCTCCTTAGAGGCGATTTTAGACGATGATTACGGGTGTGTATTCCCTAATTATGACGAAAATAAACTCCCAGGCTATGCCAGAGTTGCTAACCCATTAAGACTACGTGCTTCAGTAAATGATAATTTATCACAGTCATTAATTGAGCCACAGACTAAAACTCACTCCCCAATATTAGGTTTTGCTTATGACGGAAATCCTATCTATGGTCCTTTTGGATTTTCTGATCCTACTGATGTAGATTCTTCTATTGTC